CATCACTGCGGGCTATCCGTGTCAGCCATTCAGCGTCGCGGGCAAGCGCAGGGGTGTGGATGACCCGCGCCACCTCTGGCCCCATGTCGCCCGTATCATCGGCGAGATCGAGCCGTCCTTCGTATTTCTCGAGAATGTCGCCCATCATCTCCGCCTCGGCTTCCCCGAAGTCGCCAGCGGACTGGTCGGCATGGGCTACCGCCTTGCGGCAGGCCTCTTCACAGCGGCGGAAGTCGGCGCACCGCACAAGCGCGAGCGGCTCTTCATCCTCGCCGTCCGCGAGGGAGACGACCTGGCCGACCCCGCGCGCCTGCTCTGGCACACGGTCGAGTGGCGGGAACCGGACGGAACTGCTGCGGCTCTGGCCGACGCCGAGGGCCAGCGCCAACGAGAACCGGCAGACGAAGCCGACTCCGTCGCAGGAAGCGGGGCAGCACGGGATGAACCTCGCGACGACGGCCGCGATGTGGCCGACGCCGATGGCGAACGACGGCTGCAAGCCGAGCGCGGGCAATCGTCGCTCAGCCGATCTGACCCATTCGGCTGGGCTGTGGATGACCCCGACGGCGCGGGATCACAAGGACGGGGCCACGACACTTGCCAACACGCCGGTGAATGGCCTGCTTGGCCGCCAGGTCCTGGTGACGCCGATGGCTGGGCCGAATACCTGCGATGCGCGCCGGACCTTGAACCCGCTGTTCGTCGAGGCGCTGATGGGCTGGCCCACCGGGTGGACCGGCTTCGCCTCTGTGGCAACGGCGTGGTCCCACTGGTTGCGGCGCATGCGCTGCGAACTCTCGCTGCTGAATTGCTGGCCGATGGATGAGGTAGCGGCATGAAACAGTCCCGCCTCATGTCGCTGGTCGAGTCCGTCGCCAACGTGATCGTCGGCTACGGTGTCGCCGTGCTCACGCAGATCCTGATCTTCCCGGTCTTCGGGCTGCACACGTCGCTGGCGCAGAACCTGAAGATGGGCGCGGTGTTCACGGTGGTCAGCATCGCGCGGTCCTACGTCCTGCGGCGGCTGTTCGAACGGCTGAGGCGAGCCTGATGCGGCTGCTGGCGGATCGGCCATCCCGCTGGTAGCCTTGGCGCATGTCCGAAGGCTGGCAACATATCGAGATCAACGATCACGGGACCATCGTCGTCCTGCGTCCGATTTCGGACGAGGGACGGGACTGGTTCGCGGAGCATGTCGGCGAACCTGAGCCGGGCGGCATCTACACCTGCGAGCCGCGCATGGCACAAGACATCCTGCAGGCCGCCGCCCGCGATCTGCTGTCGTGGCAATGAGAAACCGCCGCCCGCTCGGGGCGGCGGCGTAGCGATCTCCTTGCTGCGTCAGGCGGCGGCAAGCCTGTAGACCCGTCCGCGCCCCTCGACCTTCTCCGAGGTCACCTCGAGTCCGAGCTTCTTCTTCAGCGCCCCGGCCATCGCGCCGCGCACGGTGTGCGACTGCCAGCCGGTCGCGGCCATGATCTCCTCGATGGTCGCGCCGTCCGGCGCGCGCAGCATGGCGATCAGCGTGGCCTGCTTCGTCCCCTCGCGCGGCGTGCGCGCCTTGGTCGCGGTTTCGGTCTCGGTGGGGGTGGGCGTTGCGGGCGCGTCGCTCGGCGCGTCCGTCGCGCCCGTGGGCGCGCTGTTCGCGTCTTCGGGCTCGATGCCGATGGCAGCGAGGCCTGCGTCGGTGGCGACGAGCGTGGTGCCGTGGCCATCGCCGGTTTCGCGCCACATGGGCTCACCCTTGCGCAGGTCGGCATCGACTTCCTGCAGCAGGCCCTTGGCGAGCATCGCGCCGACCACCTTGGTGGCGGCGCCACCCCGCAGGCTCTCGGGCAGCGGCAGGGCGATGTGCTCGGGCCGCTGGGCGGCGGCGCTCAGGATCAGGGCTTGAGTGTCGGAAAGCTGAGTCATTGTCGTCTCCCGTATCGGGGCGCGCGGAATGCAGGCCCTTCTACGAGGTCGAGCCCGCCAGTCGGCGGGCGGGACCGCGGACGAGTCGTTTCACTCGGCGTGTTCGCCTTCGTGGAAGGCCATGTCGGTGATCTCGCGCAGCTTGGCGCGGTAGTGGTTCAGAGTGCCGACATGGCCCCAGTTGATCTCGTCGGGGTGGGTCTCGAAATGGTCCACGCTCAGGGCGGCGAGCCGCTCCAGCATCGCGTCGATCTCGAACTTGGCGGCGAGGAAGGCGTCGAGGGCTTTCGTGTTGTCGGTCGCGCGGCGGGTCATCTTGGTGTCTCCGAAGTGAGTTGCATCGTTTCGTTGGAGACACGTTCGCTCTGTCCGTACCGCTTATCAACTCGATAAGCACATGATCTTGAATGATAATCGGAGCCGCCGATGAAGGGCATGAGCGAGCGCCAGTACGCCGCGCATGTCGGGCTGTCGCGGGGCGCGATCCAGAAGGCGAAGGCGGCCGAGCGGCTGGTGCTGTTTGCCGATGGCAGCATCGATGCAGAGGCGAGTGATGTGCGACGGGCGGAAACGACTGATCCGTCCAAGACGCGCAAGCCGCCCGAACCGAAGCTGAAGCCGGTTCCCGAGGCGGCGGTGGCCGCTGTCGGTGACACGCTCCGCGAACAGGGTCTGGCGGTGCCGGCGGTCGGAGGCGGCACGACCTTCCTGCAGGCCAAGACCGCGAACGAGGTGCTGAAGGCGCAGGAGCGGCGCATCCGGCTACAGAAGCTGAAGGGGGAGTTGATCGAGCGGGCCCGCGCGCTGTCGCTGGTGTTCCGGCTGGCGCGCGAGGTGCGGGACGCGTGGGTGAACTGGCCTGCGCGCGCGGCAGCGCTGATGGCGGCCGATCTGGGCGTCGAGCCAGCCGCGATGCAGAAGGTCCTTGAGAAACATGTACGCGCCCACCTCGACGAGCTTGCCGAGGTCCGGCCTGATTTCCGGTGAAACTGGCGACGACCTGACGGATTTCGACGGCGCGCTGGAAATCCTGCGCACCTGGGGTGCGGGACTGACACCCGATCCCGACCTGACGATCTCGGAATGGGCGGACCGGCATAGGATGCTGTCGGGTCGCGCCTCGGCTGAACCGGGGCGCTATCGCACGGCGCGCACGCCCTACATGCGCGAGATCATGGACCGGCTGTCGCCAGGCGATCCCACGCAGCGCATCGTTTTCATGAAGGCCGCGCAGGTCGGGGCGACGGAAGCCGGGAACAACTGGATCGGGTTCACCATCCACCAGGCGCCGGGCCCGATGCTGGCGGTCCAGCCGACGGTGGAACTGGCAAAGCGCAACTCGCGCCAGCGGATCGACCCGCTCATCGATGAGAGCCCCGAGCTGCGGGAGCGGGTCAAACCGGCGCGCTCGCGGGACGCTGGCAACACGATGCTGTCCAAGGAATTCGCGGGCGGCATCCTGATCATGACGGGCGCGAACTCGGCGGTCGGGCTGCGGTCCACCCCGGCACGCTACATCTTTCTCGACGAGGTCGATGCCTATCCCGCCTCGGCCGACGAGGAAGGCGATCCGGTCACGCTGGCCGAGGCGCGGTCGCTGACCTTCGCGCACCGGCGCAAGGTGCTGCTGGTCTCGACGCCCACCATCCGGGGGCTAAGCCGGATCGAACGGGAATACGAGGCCTCCGACCAGCGCCGGTTCTTCGTGCCGTGCCCGCATTGCGGAGTAATGCAGTGGCTGAAGTTCGACCGGCTACGCTGGCAGAAGGGCCGCCCGGAGACGGCGGAATATCACTGCGAGGGCTGCGAGCAGCCCATCGCGGAACACCACAAGACGACGATGCTGGAAGGCGGCGAATGGCGCGCGACCGCCACGGCGGCCGATCCGACCACAGTCGGGTATCACCTCTCGGCGCTCTATTCGCCGGTGGGTTGGCTCAGTTGGTCCCGCATCGCCCGTGGCTGGGAGGCGGCCCAAGGGTCGGACGAAGCGATCAAGGCGTTCCGCAACACGATCCTCGGCGAGACATGGGTCGAGAGCGGCGAAGCCCCGGACTGGCAACGGCTCTACGACCGGCGCGAGGCGTGGAAGCCGGGCACCGTGCCTGCGGGCGGGCTGTTCCTGACCGCAGGCGCCGATGTCCAGAAGGACCGGATCGAAGTCGATGTCTGGGCGTGGGGTCGTGGTCTGGAAAGCTGGCTCGTCGATCACGTGGTGATCGAGGGCGGGCCAGATCGGCATGATGGCTGGTCGGAACTGACCGCGCTGCTGGATCGAAGCTGGCCGCACGAGCGCGGCGCGCATCTTCGGATCGCGCGGCTCGCGGTCGATACCGGCTACGAGGCCCCGGCGGTCTATTCCTGGTCGCGGGCGCAGGGGTTTGGGCAGGTGTCGCCGGTGAAGGGCGTCGAGGGCTTCAACCGTTCAAGCCCGGTGTCGGGGCCCACTTTCGTCGACGCGACCGAAGGCGGCAAACGCCTCCGGCGCGGGGCGCGGCTCTGGACCGTGGCGGTCTCGACCTTCAAGGCCGAGACCTACCGCTTCCTGCGGCTGGCGCGCCCGACCGATGAGGACATGGCCGACGGGGGCGCGTTTCCGCCCGGCTCGGTACATCTGCCGCACTGGGTCGAGAACGAATGGCTGAAGCAGCTCGTGGCCGAGCAGCTGGTGACGGTGCGCACGAAACGTGGCTTCGCCCGGCTGGAATGGCAGAAGCTGCGCGAACGCAACGAGGCGCTGGATTGCCGGGTCTATGCCCGCGCCGCCGCCTGGATCGCGGGCGCGGACCGCTGGTCTGAGGAGAAATGGCGCGATCTCGAGGATCAGCTCGGGGCGGCCCCCACCGACACCGATCCCGCCGGGCAGATCAACCGGCCGGGACAGGCCCCGCAGGGCAAGCGCCGCTCCGATTGGCTCGGGCGGCGCGGAGGATGGTTCTGAACATGGCAGACTGGACGGAAACCGAGCTCTCGGCGCTGCGCCGAGCCTACGCCAGCGGCACGACCCGCGTCAGCTATGACGGCAAGTCGGTCGACTACGGCTCGGCCGATGATCTGCTGGCCCGCATCCGCACCATCGAGCGCGCGATCGCCGGGACAACCCGACCGCTGCCGGTGGCCGGGCTTGCGCGCTTCTCGCGCGGGGATCGGTGATGTCGGCGAACTGGTTCGACCACGCCATCGCCACGGTGGCGCCGCGCATGGCGGCCCGCCGCGTGATGGCGCGTCAGGCCTTCGAGACCCTGACGCGGGGATATGACGGGGCGGCGCGTGGGCGGCGCACCGAGGGCTGGCGCGCGCCCGGATCCTCGGCCGACACCGAGATCGGCGTGGCCGGGGCGCTCTTGCGCGACCGGATGCGCGATCTGGTGCGCAACAACCCCCATGCGGCGAAGGCCGTCGCGGTGCTGGTCAACAACATCATCGGCGCGGGCATCATGCCGCGCGCCGCCAGCGGCGACGACACGCTCGACCGGAAGGTCGATGCGCTGTTCACCCGCTGGACGGCGGAGTGCGACGCCGATGGCCAGCTCGACTTCTACGGCCTGCAGACATTGATCTGCCGGGAAACAGTCGAGGCGGGCGAGGTTCTGGTGCGCCGCCGACTCCGGCGCGCCAGCGACGGCCTGTCGGTACCGCTGCAACTGCAGGTGCTGGAGGCCGACTTCCTCGACGCCACGAAATCCGGCGCCATCGGCGCGGGACGGCTGGTGCAGGGGATCGAGTTCGATCCGCTCGGCAAGCGCCGGGCCTACTGGCTCCATGCCGAACATCCGGGCGACGTCTACGGAGCCTTGCAGAACGGGTTGCCGAGCCGTCCGGTCCCCGCGACCGAGATCGCCCATGTCTACGAGAAACAGCGCACGCAGGCGCGCGGCGTTCCGTGGGGCGCGCCGGTGATCCGCAGCTTGCGCGATCTCGACGATTACGAGGTTGCCGAACTGGTCCGCAAGAAGACCGAGGCCTGCGTCACCGCCATCGTCTTCGGCGATGACGAGGCGCAGCAGGGCATCGCGCCCTCGGTGGTCGATGCCGATGGTAACCGGGTCGAGCAGTTCGAGCCGGGGCTGATCGCCTATGCCCGCGGCGGCAAGGACATCCGCTTCAACCAGCCTGCCGCCACCGGCGGCTATGGCGAATACAAGCGGGCGAGCCTGCACACGATCTCGGCCGGGTTCCGGGTGCCCTACGAGTTGCTGACCGGGGACCTGTCCCAGGTGAACTATTCCTCGATCCGGGCCGGCCTGGTCGAATTCCGGCGCATGATCGACGCCGTCCAGTGGCAGCTCTTCATCCCGATGTTCTGCGCCCCCGTCTGGCGCTGGTTCACCGAGGCTGCATGGGCGGCAGGCCAGATCCCCACGCCGGACGTGCCGGTGGAATGGTCGCCGCCGAAGTTCGACGCCGTTGATCCCTACAAGGATGCGATGGCCGATCTGCTGGCGATCCGGACTGGCACGATGACGCTGGCGCAGGCCATCGCCCGGCAGGGCCACAACCCGGACGCGGTGCTGGCAGAAATCGCCGCGACCAATGCCAAGCTCGACGGCCTCGGTCTCGTGCTCGACAGCGATCCGCGCCGCGTCACGAAGACCGGCAGCGCGCAGGTGGGCGATCCGGCCAGTGAACCCGCCGCCCCCGCATCCGAACCAGAGAAGGAATAGGGCAATGCCCGACACGATCATGGCGGCCCCGGTCGCCTTGCCGATGCAGTTGCGGCGCGCGCCCATCCTGCCCGCGACTGTCAACACCGAGGCGCGCTCGGTCGACGTGGTCTTCACCACTGGCGCGGCCGTCCGGCGGCGGCGGTGGACCGGCTGGGACACCTCTGTTCCCTTCGACGAGATCCTCGAGGTCAGCGACCGGGCGGTGGATCTGACGCGCCTCAATGCCGGCGCCCCTGCGCTCGACAGCCATTCCGTCTGGTCCTCGCATTCGCAGGTGGGGGTCGTCGAGCGCGCCTGGATCGAGGGCAAGGAAGGCAAGGCCACCATCCGGTTCCCCCGCCAGGGGCTGGACCAGGCCGCCGACCGCATGTTCGGCCTGATCAGCGACGGGATCATCCGCAACGTCTCGGTCGGCTATTCCATCGAGCGGGTGAAAGTGGTCGAGCCCGCCGCGAAGGGCGATGTCGAGCAGCGCATCGTCGAACGCTGGACGCCGCTCGAGGTCAGCTTCGTGACCGTGCCCGCCGATCCCCGCGCGCAGGTGCGTGCGGCCGACCAAGCCAGCTATCCCGTCGAGATCGTCGACACCCGCATGCAAAAGGAGGCATCCATGCCTGAGAGCACGACCACCGTGGCCGGGGATGTCCCCGCCAGCCATGAGACCCGCCAGCAGCCCGTCGCGGCCCCGGCACATTCCGAAACACCCGCCGCGCGCGTGCCGGAACCGGCGCCTGCGCCCGAGACCGAGGCCATCGCCACCCGTGCCCGCGAGGCCGAGCGCGACCGCGTCTCCACGATCTATGATCTGGCCGGGCGGCTGAACCTCGAACGCAGCTTCGCCGAGGATCTGGTCAAGCGCGGCGTCAGCGTGGACGAGTCCCGCCGTCTGATCCTCGACCAGGTCGCCGCCAAGTCCGACGAAACCCGGACCTTCCCGCATGTCTCCGTGCCCCTCGGCGGGCGCGACGAGCGCATCACCCGCCGCGACGCCGTGGCGAACGCGCTGTTGCACCGTTACAGCCCGACGCTCTTCCCGCTGGAAGATACCGCGCGCCAGTATCGCGGCATGACACTGCTGGAACTCGCCCGCGAAAGCCTCGGCAATGCCGGGGTGAACACGCGGGGGCTCTCCCGCGACGAGGTGGCGACGCGGGCCCTGCATTCGACCTCGGACTTCCCCGAGATCCTGTCGGCCGTCACCAACAAGACCCTGCGGCAGGCCTATGACGCCTATCCCCGCACCTTCGCGCTCTTCTGCCGCCAGGTGCTGGCGACCGACTTCAAGTCCATGCACCGCGTTCAGCTGGGCGAGGCGCCTCAGCTGCTGGAAGTGGGTGAAAGCGGCGAGTTCAAGCGCGGCACGCTCGGCGAGAGCAAGGAAAGCTACCGCGTGAAGACCTATGGCCGGGTCGTCGCGATCACCAGGCAGGTGCTGATCAACGACGATCTCGACGCCTTCACCCGGATCCCGGCGATGTACGGCAACTCCATCGCGCAGCTGGA